AAATTGCAACAAAAAGTCAAACTTTTCTTAAAAAGTTACTGGCAAGGAGATGTGGTTTTTGAGGAAATGAGAGTGGCTGGGACAAGACTATCTTTGGACTTTTATAATGCAAATAAAAAGATAGCAATAGAAGTTCAAGGTGAACAGCACTTTAAATTTGTCCCATTCTTTCATAATACTAGAGGAAGCTATTTAAAACAAATAAAAAGAGATGTAAAAAAGATAGAATTTTGTGAATTAAATGAAATTCAACTTATAGAGATTTTTCCAAATGACGAATTGAACAGAGAATTTTTTGAAAATCTTGGTGTCTATTTATAGTGTAAATGAAAGTATGGCCAAAAAAAAGGTAAAATTCAACAAGTTTGAAATTCCAGAAAATTTTTTGGATACTTTGTACGAGTTAACTGGATCAGAAAACAAAAATAAAGGATACATTATTTGTTATATAGATGAAGAGGGAAGTGGCCAAATTAAACAAAAGTTTGATTGTCAGGCTACAGAATTTGCCTTGACTAAATTTATGGAGATTTTTATGAATGATAATTCGGATCTTCATAGAATTGAATTCCAAGGAGATGCATTTGAAGGTAATGATGGCGAAGAAGAGGAAGAAGATGATTGACAAGTAGTCAGACCGTGCTATCATCCAGCATGATCTATTCTTACGAACTAGAAAAACAGCTTTTAGCTGGCTTGATTAAAAATCCCAACTCTTTCATTGACATTTGTTCTTTCGTCAGTGAGAGAGATTTTTATTCTGAGGATTCAGTCTTAAATAAGACTATTTTTACCGTCATTAAACAGGCAATTGAAAATGCCGAAGACGTTGACGATGTGATTATTGCCCAAAGAATTCAATCTTTGGGTTTATCTTTTGAGGATAATATTAATGTAGCTGATTATATTCGATCCTTGGGGATGAGGAAGGTTTCTGAATCGAGTACAGTTAAAGCCGCAAAAGAACTTAAGAAGTATACAATTCGCAGAGAGATATATGAATCTTCTATAGATGTTGGCAGGAAGATGAAAACGATGGCTCCAGAAAGTTCTTATCTGGATATTGTTAATACTGCAGATAAAATTTACAATTCTAAAATAAACCACTATGAGATAGGGGCTGACGTTCCAGAGAATATCTACGAAGATATGGAATCAGTCATTGAGGACAGGGGTAATAATCCAATTAAAGAGTTTGGTTTAATGGGACCACATAAGAAGGTAAACGATATCTATGGATCTCTACTTCGTCCAGGCAACATAACCGTTATTGTCGCGAGATCTGGAGTTGGTAAAACTCAGTTCTGCATGGATTATTCTACCAAGGTAGCCGCGCAATACGACATACCAGTTCTTCACTTTGACAATGGAGAAATGAGTAGGGAAGAATTGATGATGCGTCAATGCACAGCACTGTCTGGAGTTCCAATGCATTTACTAGAGAGTGGACAGTGGAGACAGTGCGGGGAAGCAGTCGTGGAAAAGGTTAGATCAATTTGGCCAATGGTAAAGAAGATGAAGTTCTTTTATTATAATGTTGGCGGAATGGATGTTGACGCGATGATTAACACTCTAAAGAGATTTTATTATTCTCAAGTTGGAAGAGGCAATAAGATGATTTTTAGCTTTGATTACATTAAGACTACTTCAGAAAAAAGCGACAAGAACGAGTGGCAAGTAGTTGGAGAAATGGTTGACAAGTTCAAGAAATGCATTCAAAAAGAAATGCTGATTGATGGAAAGCCAATTATTCCAATGATTACATCAGTTCAAAGCAATCGTAGTGGAATCACAAATAATAGAAACTCTCAAAATATTGTAGACGACGAAAGCATTGTCTCGCTATCAGATAGGATTATTCAGTTTTGTTCTCACATGTTTATCTTGAGAAAGAAAACAACAGATGAGATTCAGCAAGAAGCAAATCAATTTGGAACCCACAAACTAATTAATATCAAAGCAAGACATTTAGGTTCTGATTTAGTTGGTGCGCTAGAACCAGTTTTAGTTGGCGATACCTTAAGAAACAATTTTATTAATCTAGAATTTAAAAATTTCGCAATAACTGAAAGGGGAGATTTGAGAGACGTTGTTCAATTTTTGAATGGTAGAGAAGATTTAGATGATTCAGAATTTAGCGGCAGACTAGTACCAGATTTCAATGAACTCTAGAATTTATTCATCCTTGGTCGAACTGGGTTACGAACTCTCAGATTTCGGCAATCATTGGAGAACTAAGGCTATGTATAGAGGTGGAGACAATCCAACCTCCGTAATGATATATAAAGACACTGGCGTATGGAAAGACTTTGTGGCAAATAAGGGACCAATGCCATTCAAGAAACTTGTTGAATTAACCTTGAATACTACTGATTATTCAGTAATAAAAAAATACGTAGAAGATTATGCTGACTACAAAGCAGAAGAACCAAAAGAAAAATTAGAAATGGAAAAGATATACCCAGAAGAATGTTTGAAAAAGCTTTTCCCCAACTATGCCTTTTATGAAAAAAGAGGCATTTCTCAATCTGTGCAGACCATGTATAAGTGCGGTTTAGCTTCTGCTGGCAGAATGTACAGGAGAATTGTTTTTCCAATTTATAATTTTGATAAACAAATTTGTGGATTTAGCGGTAGAAAAGTTGACGAAGATAAAGATGCTCCAAAATGGAAGCACATCGGCTCCAAAAACAATTGGGTTTATCCCGCATGCGTTCCAGACTTTCCAGAAATAAGCGATGAAGTCATTCTTGTGGAAAGCGTTGGAGATAGCATGGCATTATCTCAAAACGGCTATTGTAACAATCTTGTTATGTTTGGCTTGGATTGTAGCAATGCTTTAATTAATTTCTTAATTTCTAAGAATCTTAAATGCATTTATATATCAAATAATAACGATTCCTCTAGCGAAAAAAATAGGGGCTTGATTTCTTCAATCAAAGCCTTTATTAAATTGTCATCTTATTTTGATCTTCACATTTTAAAGATCAAACCTCCACTATTAAATGACTTTGGAGAAATGCAAAATTCAAAAGATGAATCACTATTTAATCAGTGGAATAACAATGAATCACTAACTATTGAAGACATTCTGAGCTTTATTAAAAAGAACGAAAGCGAATTTAATAAAACAAAATTAGCTAAATTTTATAAAAAATGTCTGAACGAGTAACGCTATCTGCAAGCAGAATAAAAACCGCCCAATCATGCAGTTGGCTTTATTGGTTTAAATATATTCTTAAAGCTCCAGACAAAAGCAATGATGGAGCAAAAAGAGGAACTATATGTCATTTAGTTTTTGAATTACTTGGAGACGTTAAAGAAAAAAAGAACTATGAAAAAATCATAGAAAAACAAGATGTCTTTGCAAGCGCTAAAGTTAAAAAACTTATTTTAACTGAAGCAAAAAGTTCAAATGTTGACGATCCAGAAAATCTTGATTTAATCAAGAAAATGACACTAAATGGATTAAATTACGATTTTTTTGGACAATCAATGGGAGATATAGATGAATCTTTTTCTGAAAGAGATTTTGATTTCGATGTCAATGACGGGCAAGTCTCCTATAAAACAAAAGGGTTTATAGACAAACTTTTTATTAAAAATGAAAAAGCTATTATTAGAGACTTTAAATCAAGCAAGGACGTATTTAAAGGAAAAGATCTGGACGATAATTTGCAAGATTTAATGTATACCCTTGCAGTCAAAAAGCTTTTTCCAAAGCTTAAAAAGATCTATAGTGAATTTGTTTTTTTGAAATTCTCTCCAGAAAAAGGGGTAATAAAAATGCCTCCAGTTTCAGATGAAGAACTTAGGGGATTTGAACATCAATTAACTTCAATACAAAAATATCTTGACAATTTTAATGAAAAAGTTGCAATGAAAAATTTTGCAGCTAAAGCTGACTTCCCAAAAGACAATTCTTTTGGTGGACCCCTACTATGTGGTTATGCAAAGTCTGCTGATGAAAAGAAAGTAGATGGATCTCCCAAATGGTTCTGTCCAGCTAAATTTGCCTTTGATTTTTATCAAATTAAAAAAGATGGAAAAATTATAGATTC